GATATGATTTATGATGCTTTAATGGAGCGTTCTAACGATCCTGATTTGAGCGATATCGGTATTCCTGCATTTATAAATAATACTCCATTCACATCAGATAGAGTTGAAAAAGTTGAACCTATTGTAATTAATACAGGAGCTAACAATGGCGAAAAAGAAATCATCTAAACTCTCTACTATGGTTGATGTTCCAGTAAAGTATGTTCCTACTGCTGAGGATAAAGCGCGCGAAAAGCGTTGGCGTGCTGAAGAAGATATTAGAACTATTCAGAGAGCAGAAGAAATTAAAAAGGATAAATCTCGTGTAGCTGAAATGAAGAAAGTAGCTAATGAGCAGATTAAAGATTTGAAAAAGGTTTGCTGATGAATATAGGAGATTTGACTGATAATGAATTAATTTTAAATTATAAAAGCTGCTTATCTGCTGAAACTAAAAGAGCAGAAGCTAGCACGCATGACAAATTCAATAAAAATAACCCTAAGAATATTGGACCATTGCCTAATATAAACCCTGCATTTTTAGAGCGTAAGAATGCTCTTTATGCTGAAATTCAAAAGAGAAAATTGGAAAATTGGATATGAATATTTTTCGCAATAGATTTTTAAATACTGCTTCTTTTTTATTAGCTCCTCCTGATATACCTAATGAAAATGAAGATACACGCTCTGAGGCTCAGAAGCAGCGCGATGCTATCGAAATAAGCGATAGCACAGACGAAAAGAATAATAAGGAAAGTTCTTCATCTTCTAATGAAAATAAAGAAGATGATGAAAATGAAGAAGGTGAAGAAGAAAACGACGACGAAAACGAAGATGAAAATGACGATGAAGAAGATAAAAACGAAGATGAAAACAAGGAAGAAAATGAAAATAAAGAAGAAACTGATGAAGAAAAGACCGCTAGGTTAGCTCAAGAAAAAGAAGAACGTAAGCAAGCACGTAGACAGCGTAAATGGGATAAGCTCGCTGCTGAAAAAACTGCTGCTGAAAAGCGTGTTCAAGAATTAGAAGCTAGATTAAAAGAACATCCTGTTGAAGGTTTGACAGAAGAAGAAGTACAGCGCAGAGCAGCAGAATTAGCTGCTACTAAGCTTGCTGAGCAACAAGCTAAAGATGCTAAAAAGAAATTTGAAGATACTTGCGACAGCTTAGAAAGTGTTGCAATTAAAACCGATAAAGATTTTAGTAAGAAAATTGTAGAGGTTACTAGTGAACTAGGCCCTATACCTGCTCCTATCATAGAAGTTTTAGGAGATTTAGAACATGGTAACGGTGGCCAAGTTTTAGCTTATCTGGCAGATAATATAGATGAAGCTGAAGATTTATATGAATTGCGCGATAATCCTCGTAGATTGGATAGAGCTTTGAGTAAAATTTCTGATAAATTGAAAGAAGCTGAAAAGAAGCCTAAGCGCGAACGTTCTAACTTGCCTGCTCCTATCGAGCCTGTTGGAAATAGCAGACAGGAAAGCACCAGAATTACTGGTAAAGAAACGCAGGAAGAATTTAACGCTAAACGTGCTAAACAAGAAGCTGAAAAACGCGCGGCTAGAGGATATTAAAATGAAATATCTGGATCAAGTCAGATACACATGTCATAAGTACAAAGAAAAGCTAATGTTAGCTTTTGTGTGGAAGCTTCCAAAGTCTATAGTTTATTGGTGCGCTATCCGCTTAGGAACGAACGCTACTCAAGGTGAATATTCAAATCAGAGTGTTACCGATTTAACATTCGTAGACGCTCTTAAACGCTGGTGACAGTCTAGAGTGTGGGTAAAAATATTTTTAAAATTACCCACACTTACCTCTTTACAATTTAAAATTCTCTGCCATTAATCATCAAATCGCGTCTTGGCCCGCACAAAGACCCTGTTTCGATCTAAACCGCCTTAGTCCGGTCAATGGCTCTGATGGCTTGTTAAATAGACTGTCTCAAGCACCAGTCATTTAAATACATCATCAGTTTAACCCATTTGACTAAGGACTTTTAATTATGGCTGGTAATACTTATCTCACGATTGACATGATTACTAAGGAGGCTGTGCGTCTCTTTAAGAATAGTAACCTGTTCATTATGAACATGGATACTCAATACGATAAGCAATTTGCTATCGACGGCGCAAAAATTGGCGATGCTCTGCGTATTCGTCTGCCGTCTGACTTTATCGTTACTGATGGCCCTGCAATGCAGCTTCAGGACAATACGCAACAGTTTACTACTTTAACTGTTTCGTCACAAAAGAACGTCGCTACGCCTTATACTACGGCTGAGCGTACTATGAGCATTGATAATTATTCGGACCTTGTTATGGCTCCGATGATTAACGCTCTTGCTGGTAAGGTGGCTCTTGATGTTATGCTTGGCTCTGAAGGAGGCGTTTGTAATTTCGTCTCTAACGTAGATGCTAACGGTAATATCATTTCTCCTACTTCAGATCAGTTCTTAGACGCTAACGCTATCCTTGATGACCAAGGCGCGGACGATATGGATAGACGTGTTGTCAATTCTCCTAAGACTGACGCGCGTACTACTAGCTCTCTGCAAGGCTTGCTCAATCCTACTCCTGAAATCTCCGCTCAATTCCGTAGCGGTAAAATGAAATCAGGCTTAGGGTATGGTCGTTGGTTCCGCGATCAGACTGTTATTACTCATACGTCTGGTAACTATACCAATGGTGTTACTATCTCTGGTGGCGGTCAATCTACTGGTACTGGTGGCGGTAACATTACTGTTTCAGCTATGCCCGGTGGCGCTACCTTACGCAAGGGCGATATTATCACTATTGACGGTGTTAATGGTGTTAACCGCGTCACCAAGCAATCTCAGGGTACGCTTCGCCAATTTGTTGTAACTGCTGACGTTGGCGCTGGTGCTACTACTATCCCAATCTATCCCGGTTTGATTGGTCCTGTTGGTGGTTTTGCTGGTGGTGCGGATCAGCAATATCAGACTGTTGATGCTTTACCGCTCAATGGTGCTACTGTTCGCATGGTGACTAAGGCTAATGAGGTTTATCGTAAGTCTATTGCTTATACGCAAAAGGCTGTCACGATGGCTACTGCGGACCTTGTGTTACCGCGCAAGGCTATTGAAGAAGGCGCACGCGCCAACTTTGACGGTATTGCAATGCGTATTATCACTGACTACTTACCGAACAGCGATCAGTTAGCTACTCGCGTTGACGTGTTATTCGGGAAAAAGTATATAAGGCCCGAATGGCTCTGTGTTTGCGCTGATAGGGTGTAATACAAGTCAAGCCCTATCCCTTTGATCAGGGGTAGGGCTTATTATGTCTATAAAAAGGAAATCAAAATGGCTATTTTACCTACCAATCATTTAGATCAATCTATAGAACAGCCCGATATTATCGCGGCTCAAGATCAAAAATTTGTTAAAAATCCACATCCGTATAGTGTTTCAAATCCACATCCTAAGTTTGGTAAAGACACTAATATTTTAAATGAGCAAGGCCATACGGAATATCCTAAGATGCTATACCCGCATGGAAAAGAAAATGCTGGTGTAGTCGCAAAGAATGCTGAAGAAGAAGCTAGTATACTTGGCGGCAATGCTCCTGAAGCTAAGCCTATCGAACCTCAACAGCAAAAAAATCAGTGGTCTTGAGTTAAATGACAACAGCCCGCGATTTTGTAACTTTAGCAATGAAAGAGGCTGGCGTTTTAGGCGTTGGTCAAACTTTGCTGGCTGAAGATATAAACGATGGGTTTACTATTTTAAATATGATGCTTGATGAATGGCAACAAGCAAGATGGCTTGTACCTTCACTTCATGAAGTATCAGCTATAGGAAATAGTCAAAAGTCAAATCTTATAGGCCCCGGTCAATACTATAACACTCAAAGACCGGATAAAATACAAGCTGCTTATTTTAAGCAAATAACAGGACAAGATAGCGTCAACAATCAAGTAAGTTTTCCTCTAATTCCTATATGGAGCTATGAAGATTACTCACTATTGGCTTTAAAAAATCTAAATTCTTGGCCGCAATATATTTTTTACGATAACGCTTATCCTTATGGTAATGTGTTTGTTTGGCCTATTCCTACCGACCAATATTCCATACATTTGATTATCAAAAGCCCCATAGGCTTTACTATTCAAATCCAAAATGGAAATATACAAGACGCTGGCGCTGGATATGTTGACGGTACTTATGTTGCAGTACCTTTGATAAATCTCACTGGCTTTGGTTCTGGAGCAACTGCGAATATAACAGTAGCAGGAGGTATTGTTACTGATTTTGAAATACAAAATGAAGGAGAAGGTTACGTTATCAACGATATGCTTACTGTAAGCAATTCTGATTTAGGTGGCTCTGGCTCTGGCTTAGTGTGGCGTGTAACTCAGGTTACAGATAACTTAGACGCTGAATTTAACATGCCAGCTTATTATAGAAGTGCTATACATTATAATTTATGCGTAAGACTGCGTTCTATGTATCAGCTTCCACCAGATATAATGCAAAACAGATTAGCTAAAAATGGAAGATCATTAATTAGAAAAGCTAACATACAAATACCTACATTGAGAATGCCAGCACCATTACGCTTTAGTAAAGCTAACAGCTTCTACATTTTCAATGCTGATTCACGCTGAAGGTATGACGTGTAATGGCTCGCATACCATTAATTAGCGCGGCGTATGCTGGCAAATCGGTGATCTCGTCAGGCATGGAGTGTGTAAACTTATACGCTGAGATTGTGGGCAATTTTGATCCACAAGCGCCTGTACCTATTACTTATTATCCTACTCCCGGTACTATTTTAAAAGCTCAAACTGCTAACAATGCTCCTATACGTGGTTGTTATAGAACAAGTGCTGGTACTGCGTATATAGTATCTGGCGTAAACGTCTATTATGTTGCCCCTGATTATTCTTTAATATTAGTAGGTAATATAGCAGATAAACCTACTCAAGTTTATTTTAAAGATAATGGTATTGTAGTTGTTCTTGTCGATGGCTCTAACGGCTATGTAATCGACATGAGTAGCAATCAATTTGCTCAAATAATTGATCCTAATTTTTATGGGTCAGACTTTGTAGAGCTTTTAGATACATTTTTTATTTTTAACAATCCCGGTACAAATCAATTTTATATATCGGCGTCTAATGCTGATTTTGGAATGCTTACTAATACTGGTATCTTGTTTGGTACTATTAGTAATGCTGGATATGGTTATGTTAACGGCTCATATTCTAATGTAAACTTAACTGGCGGTAGTGGCACTGAAGCACAAGCTAACATAACTGTAGGTGGCACAGGAGTTAGAACAGGCGCTATTACTACCCCCGGTACTCTTTATACAACAGGAGTTTATTTAAATGTTCCTCTAACTGGCGGTGGAGGAGCAGGAGCTATAGCTGATATTACTGTAGCTGCTGGAGCAGTTACAGCAGTAAGTAATATCAGGCCCGGTACAGGCTATACTATAGGAAATACTTTATCTGCTTCTGCTGCTAATATAGGCGGTACTGGTAGTGGATTTGTATTTACTGTAAATACTTTAGGTGGAGTTGTAACTACATTAGATATAGTCAAACCCGGTAAAAATTACGCGATAGGAAATATACTTTCAGCTTTAAATGTCGATTTAGGAGGAGCAGGACAAAATTTTGCATATACGTTAACAGATATGCAATCTGCTTTTGATCCTTTAGACATTGCAGCTAAGTCTGGTTTTAATGATCCTATTGTAGCTATAATAAGCGTTCATAGAGAACTTTGGTTAGTTGGAAACTTAACAACTGAAGTTTGGATAGGTACTGGTGCTGCTGATTTTTATTTTCAACAGGTTCAAGGTGCCTACATTAATCATGGTTGTGGTGCACCTCACTCGATAGCTAGCCAAGATACTCTTGTATTTTTTATTCAACAAGACATGCAAGGCAATGGCTTAGTATTGCAAGGCCAAGGCTATGACGTAACAGAAATATCTACTCCTAGATTAGTAGAAGAATTTAAAAGCTACGCTAATTTATCAGACGCTATTGGTTTCTGTTTTCAAATAGCCGATCATGCTTTTTATGCTTTAGTCTTTCCATCAGCTAGTAAAGGTTGGTTATATGATCTTACTACTAAAATGTGGAGCGAGTGGAATTGGACTGATGAAAATGGAAATCTTTTAAGACCTAGAGCCAACTGTTGTATGTTTGCTTTTGGTGTAATTCTTGTTGGCGATTATCAGTATGGAAA